ACGAACCAGTAGTCAGCGATTCGATTCACGACGCGCAACTGGCTGCCGGGGCCATGCTGCAAAGCTTGCCCGTGGCCCTCAAGGAAGGCGTCAACCATTCCGAATATGTCGAAGCTCTGTTACTGGCCCTGGCCATCAAGACCCAGCAAATCGGCGGACGCGGCACGCCCATCACCCCGGACGAACTCAACGGCCTGCAAAGCCTGGCCGGCGAGAACATCCAAGGCCAGCCCGTCCAAGGCAATGGCGTCAAAAACCATCTTAACCTCATGGCCGAGGACGAAAAGCCGATGCACGTCAAAGGCGTGCCCCCGGATCACACCGTCAAAGAAAAGGTGAAACAATACACCGATGCCTTGGCCAAGTTAATGAACCAGGTCAAAGCTCTCGCCCAACGCGCCGCCGAAGCCGCCAAGAAACAAAAGGGCCAGAACGGTGGCGGACTCGACCCCGAAACTGCTGCCAAGATACAGGCCACGATGGTCATGGCTCAGACCAAGTCGCAAAACACGCGCGAGTCTCACGCCCAGCGCACGGCCCAGCGCCAGATTCAATTCGAGCAACAGATGGAACAGGACGCCCAGAAACACTTGCAGGAACTTAACCACGACCGGATGAAACAAATGTTTGAGTATGGAAGTGACACCTCAACAAATTGACGCGGCGCGTGACCAGGCCGAAATTGACCGCCAAATAAAGCGGTCCTTTGCCACGCCCCTGGATTTGGCGAAACTGGAAAAAGCCGCGCTCAAAAAGTACCCGCCGCTTTCCCGCCACCCCCAGCCCAAGATTAAAAAACATATCCTGCCATGAATATCGCCATCATAATTATCCCGCACGCCGAACAAAGATACCCCACCGTTGGTGATTGGTTTTTCTTGGGTGACGACCTCCAAATCCGCGTTTCCAAGTTATCGGATTGGCGTTACGAGATGTTGGTTGCCCGTCACGAGTTGGACGAGGCTATTCTTTGCGAACATGAAGGCATCACCCAGAAAGTCGTGGACGACTTTGACGAAAAGTTTGAAGCCGCCCGAACTGCCAATGATGACAGCGAACCGGGGGACAGTCCGCTGGCACCCTACCGGCGTCCCCACTTCCGCGCCACCACTAACGAGCGGATCATGGCTGATGCCCTGGGCGTGAACTGGCAGGAGTACGAGGCGGAATTAAATTCTATGCCGTGAGTGAAGATTTTTCCAGCAAAACCTGCCTTGTCGTGGACCACGGTTTTTTTCTCCCGTTGGCACATCGTTTAGCCGAATCCTTTGGCCGCGTCCTCTACTATACTCCTTGGGAAAAGGGTTACCCGGTCCTGAATGAAGGCATTATTGGGGCCGGCTTTGGTGACATCATCCGGTGCAATGACTTCTGGCGGCTCAAAAAGAGCATTGACCTGTTCGTATTCCCGGACCTGTACCATGCCGGGTTACAGGCTGAATTACGCGCCCAAGGCTGCCGCGTTTGGGGTGCCGGCGATGGCATGAAGCTTGAACTCGACCGCGAATTCTTTCTGAAAAAACTGGGTGAATTGGGTCTGGCGGTTTCGCCCTACAAAACCAAACGCGGCCTGTCCGCGCTGGCGGATTATCTCAAAGACAAAAAGGACCAATACATCAAAGTGTCCCTGTGGCGCGGCTCGTGGGAAACCAAGCACTGGCGCAGTTGGGCCGAAGATGCCGAGAAACTTGACGTGTGGGCTGTGCGGCTGGGCGGGTTGAAGGAACACGTCCCGTTTCTGGTGTTCGATGAAATCCCGACCAAGCTGGAAATCGGCGGGGACACCTATTGTGTGCATGGACAATGGCCGGCCTTTATGTTACACGGCATTGAAAAAAAAGATGAAGCCTACTTTGCCGCCGTCACCAGCAAACGGGAAATGCCGGATGAACTTACGCATATCCTGGATTCATTTACCCCCTTTCTGGCCGAGAATCATTATGCGGCACAGTGGTCAATGGAAGTCCGCGTTACGGATGACGAAGCCTATTTTATTGACGCCACCACGCGCGGCGGTCTGCCTTCCACCGCTTCCTTCCTCAGCGCCAAAAACATCCCGGAAATCCTTTGGCACGGTGCCGCCGGCGAACTCGTTGAGATTGATTACGGTTACAAGTTCGCCGCCGAGTGCATGGTGAAAATTATGGGTGAGGCGGACGCCTGGGCCTCGTTCATCATCCCGGACGAACTTAAACCCTGGCTGAAACTTTCCGACTGTTGCGAACTGGACGGCAAAATCTGGTTTCCATCCGATGGCACCAAACCGATTGAAGAAATCGGCTGGCTCGTGGCCATTGGCGACACCCCCACCGAAGTCGCCCGCAAGATGAACGAACAAGCGGACTTATTGCCCGACAGTGCCGACGCCAGCGTTGAAGCCCTGGCCGACATCCTCCGCGAAATCACCGCCGAGGAAGAAGCCGGCATCAAGTTCACCGACCAGGAAATTCCCCCGCCTGAAATCGTTCTCGAAATGTCAGCGGTTGGCGATTAAGTCTCGTAGCGCGGCTTTCCCCTGGCCCTTGTGATGTTCTAACTGAATCAGAGTTTGGGCTGTCATCGCCCCGACAAAGCTCTTGCGTAAATTGCGCAAGTTACGCACGCGACGGCGAAGGCGAAAGGCCACCCATCCTACCAACACGCCAACACTGACGGAAAACAATGCCATGACTATTCCTGTCCACAGCTGGTCCACTGTCCAGCTATGGATGAGACTGCGCAGTCCTAAACCTACATTCAGGGCACATAACAGGAAAAACATGTGGCTGAACATTTGGTACGTGCGGATGTCTTTGGTCAAAGTAACCAAAAGCTTTTTAACGAATGCCTCCTGCTGGCGGCGTTCCTTTTCCTCTTTATCAATCCACTCGTCCATAAATTTCCTCAAATCCCAGGGTGGGTATTTCCTGTGCCTTCAACCCGTGCAAAGCGATATAGTGCCGGGGCACGTTCCAGACACGGTCGTCAACCACCACCGGCACGGTTGGTCCCAACTCCTTGACCAGCGCCCGGATCAGGTACTCGATTTTCGGGTCCGTGTAATGCAGCGGTTGCCCGCAATGGCATAGTTCAGTTTTTGCCGGCATAAAGACGTGACCGGAATCCTGCCAAACTGCCACCACCATGTCAAGTCGTTTGACAAATCTCAAACTCGGTGGTCGTGTATAAAAGATAATGTATGAGTGAATCGTCCACCGCCACCGTACCCGTATTGCCTGCCTTCCTGCCCCGGCCTGCCGGCGTCCCGGTCGCGCCCTTCGCCATGCAAAAAATTCTGAGCAAGGCCATCCGCAGCCATGCCGGCAATCAAAACCTGGGCAACACCGCCGTCAAAGGCCCGGACAAAATGGGCGGCAAACGCACTGGCGCACGCGGCGCACGCGGCGCACGCGCTGGTAAAACCTCAACCGCAGGAACACGCAAATGAATAAACATCCACACAAATTCCCAAGCCGTTCTTCAACCGCACCACCGCCAACCAAGGCGGGTTTTGAAAAGCGCATTGCCAACCAAGGCCCGGACGTTGGCCGCGAAAGCATTCCCTCGCGCCGGCCAAAGAAAGGCCAGCACAGTCCACGCTTCCTATGAACAACGCCCCTTCTGGCAATCCTCAAAGTTGCGGCAGTTGCAGCCACCCGCAAACACTGGTGAGCCAGGAACCCGTGTACGACCGCAAACTCAAGGTCCATCGCCCGCGCAAGAAAAAGGGCCGGGGTAGCCAGACCAAATTTCTATGACTCCCCGTGAAACATTCCGTGCCAATCGCGCTCTGACACGCGGTTACAACGACTTTATCGGCGGGGACCAGATGCAAGCCGCCCTGGATACCGCTTCGCGGGAACATGACTTGTCCCTCGTCATTGCCCAGGACGTGACCACCGCCGCCGCCAACCGCTGGCGGAAGGAAGGCGCGGATAAGTTCCGCAGTATTCTGGAAAACCTGAACGCTCCAAGCGTTGCCTCCCCCGCCCCGTCCACCAGCCTGCTTGATCACAAGGTTTGATTATGAATCTCAATCTGAAAACATTTTGGAGTCGGGTTAAACCAGACGAATCCGGGTGCTGGCTTTGGACTGGTGGAAAAAACAATCATGGATACGGTCACATGAAGGCGGGTGGAAAGACTGTAACGGCCCACAGAATTATGTACCAAATCGCGCTTGGGCAAATACCCGACGGCCTTTTGGTCATGCACAAATGCGATAATCCGGCGTGCGTAAATCCGAATCATTTGATAACCGGAACGAACGGTGAAAATTTAGCCGACGCCGCCAGAAAAAACCGCATGGTTCACAAGCTGACCCTACAACAAGTTCGGGAAGTTCGCAGACTTTACATGGAGGGTTTTACGCAAATGAAGTTGGCGGAAATGTTCAACATCACCCAAAGCAATGTAAGTCGCATTGTTTGTCTAAAAAGAAGGTATCACGTTTATGGCTGAGACATCGTTAGCACCACCTGCCGCACTGCCAGCCACTCACCAGCCGGGTTCTACCACCGGACCAAACATGGCAGAATCGTTTGCCGGGTTTGATGCCCTCGTTGCTGCACCGCCCGATGAAAAGCCCGTTACTGAAACCAAACCCGTTGACGAAACTAAGCCCATTACTGAGACAAAGCCCGTTGACGAGGCCAAACCCGCTCCTGAGACTAAACCTGCCGGTGAAACCACGCCACCAACCAAAGTCAAAGCTGCCACGTTGAAAGAAGCCCTCGACCTTTCCCGCGCAGAAACCTCTACCTGGAAGGTCAAATACGAAAAGCTCGCTGCCGAATCTGCCAAGCCCAAGCCGGACCCGGAAAAGGATCAATTACTAAAGGACCGTGACGCCTGGAACAAAAGCCGGGCTGACCTTGAAAACGAACTCAAATTCGCCAGCTACGAACGCAGCCAGGAATACAAGGACAAGTACCAACAGCCTTTTCTCAGCGCCTACGAACAGGCCGGGAAACTTGTCGCGGCGATGACCCTCAAGGAACCGGACCAGACCGATGAATTCGGCGCGATCATCGAACCGGGCAAAGCACGCAAGGGCACCGAGGCCGATTGGGAAACTTTGATGTCCATTACTGACGAGGACACCGCGAATAAATTTATCGCCGACCATTTCAGCTACAATGCCGCCCGTGTGACCGGATTACGGGATAAGGTACTCGACCTGCACGGGAAAATGCGCGCCAGCGTCGAAGATTTTCGCAAACAATCCGGCGAACGGGAAACCCTCTTCCGCGACACGCTCACCAAACAACAGAAGGAAATCAGTGACCGCTGGCACGCGGCCAACGTCCATGCCGCCGAAAAATATCCGCAGTATTTCGCGCCTGACCCGGCTGATCCCAAGGGCAACGCGCTCTTGGAACAGGGCTATCGGCTCGCGGACCTGGCCTTTGGTGTTCTGGACCCATCCGAATTTTCCAAGTTGCCGCAATCCGTTCAAAGCAAGCTCGTCAATGGCCGGTTACCACCGGCTGAAATGACCTTGCTGCACAGTGCCCTGCGCAACCGTTCCGCCGTCTATGACCGCCTCATTGCCCGGCTGAATCAGCGGGACGCCGAGAAGAAAGAATTGCAGGACAAATTGGCCGGGTTTGAAAAATCCCAGCCCGGTCGCGGTCAGGCCCGCAAGGTCGAAACCCCCGCTGGTAAAACGGGCGTGCCCTCCACCTTTGCCGAAGTGGATGCCGCTTTTGACCAGCTCGCCGCTGGCAATGGTTAAAATTTATGAACCCCACCGAAAAATTCCAGAATGCCGTCTTTGAAGCCGTTTCCCATGCCTCTAAAAACGGCGTGCATCCCGCCATCGTTTACACCGTCCTGGGCGGCTTACAAAGTGACGTACTTTCCGCCGTCAAACAAGCCAACCGCATGGCCAAAGACGCCGCTGTGGCCGAGACGGCCGAAACCATTGTGAATTCCAACAACTCAAAACCCGCCAATGAACCCGCTAATGTCATACAATTACCAAAAGCTGATCCCATTGACTGACCGGGTCATTATCGAACCCGCCCAAGGGCCGGAAAAAATCGGCGGCATTTTCATCCCCGACCAGGCCCGGCAAAAAAACACCCAGGGCCTTGTGGTCGCCGTGGGGCCAGGCCGCGTGTCAGAACATGGCGTTACCATCCCGATGACCGTCAAAGTCGGGGACGAAGTTGTGTTCAACGAATACACCGCCAGTCAAATCAAGGTGGATGGTCACGACCTTTGCATGATCCACGAAAACGAAATCAACTGCATCGTAAAAAAATAAAACCTATGCACTACAAAAATAAAAGAGAAGCCCACGAGGGCGAGCCGGTAATTGTTCCCCGCGACTACAATGGCAAGTTGACCGTGGGGGTCATTTACAACCTGCGCGAAGGCGTCACCTGTAATTGCGATGTCGCGGTCATCATTCCCGGTGGCATTGCCCAATTGACCTGCCAGGATGTCTCCCAGCTTTACCACGCCGCCGACGCCTTCGCCGCCATTGAATTGCAAATGACCTGTCCTGCCGTGGAAGTGGCCGCGCCGCCGCCAAAATCCCCGTAGCCGCCGACGTGAGTCGGCGCCATATTTCGGAGAATCCCAGTTGCGGGATAGAACAGTGGTAGTTCGGCAGCCTCATAAACTGCCTGTCCTTGGTTCGATTCCAAGTCCCGCAACCATTAAAACGTCAGCGCATGTTTCTGCCGTTGCTCGTGCAGCCGGTCCTGTTGCTTCATAAACCAGTCCCAGCTTGAATTTTCCACCGGCACGTCCGCGCCCAGCCGTTTGATTTTGAAGCCGCGTTGCCGCGCGCCTTCCAGGGCAATCGCCAGCCAGTCGAACAGGTCCGGGCTTTTCCCCATTCTTTCTTTCAAATCGTCCTTCGGCTCGACTTCAATTTTGTCGCCGGCTACGGTCTGGTACTCGCGCCAGCACCCTTCGGCCATCACATCCTCTGGCAACTCGCGCATCTGATTGCTCTCAATCGTCTCCCGAACCGAAAACCACATTTCCGTAATGAACTTGGAATAGTGTTCATTGCACTGTTTTAGCCGCCGCCGGCCATCCCGTTCCGTCACCCACAAATCGTAACGCACCGGACGTTGCGTCGTGAGTGCCCCGGCATCCACTGGCACGGGCGGGTTGAAGCCAAACTTGCGCGCAAAGGCGAACCCCACCGTGCCCTTGCCAAAGGAATCGTAAAAACAATTTTCGGGCGGAATACCGTTTTGTTCCAAATCCTCTTTCACCAGGTCCGCAATCTGATCTTCGGGCGGCAGGTTCGGGTTGACGACAATTTTCAGGGTGCGCGGGGGATTGACGCGCAAAAGTTGCGTGCCGTCCATGCCCTCGCCAAATTCAATCCAGCCGCCTACGCAACGGTCCCCGCCGCCATAAGCCGGGTCCACCGAGTAAATCCGCGTGCGCGGCTTGCCGTCCCAAATGGCTTTATCGTGGGCCTGATGCAGCCGGCACAGTTGCCGGGTTATCACGCGCGAATGTTCCAGGCCAATCCGCATCCGGCCCATGATTTGCGTCTCATATTCGGGTGAGTTTTTCCCGTAATCATGGGCCATGATCTTCTCGTAAGTGTGCCCAATCAAACCACGATACTTGTCATCCGGCTGGTCAAAGTTCGGACTGTCCAAGCCAATCAGATTCACACACGCACCGCCCAGCAACTTGATCGGCCACACCGTTGTCTTTTCCAGACCGTCCACTGCCGGCCAGCCGTCCAACGGTTCAGCCACAATGCCAAGCTGATCGTTGGGATCGTGACGGGGATTGCCGGACCCAATCACCTTCAACCCGCCCGCGCCGGTATTGCTCCGCATGTTCGGCAGACAGGCTAAAAAGGTCGGCGACATGAACTGCAATTCATCGCACTGGAACCGAAACCGTTTTTGTTTGATGCCGGAATTATGAACAATCAGTCCGTTGACACTGTATGATGGATGGCGCGCAACTTGGATATTATAGACTCGATGGCCTTCCTCGCCCGCGTTGGATTTTGAACCACGTCCTTTTCCAAGAATCTCAAGACGGTCCACCCGTGCGCTTGCAAAAACTCCGTGCGTTTGCGGTCCTTGATTTTTTGCAACGGCATTTTGTGATATGCCCCGTCCACTTCCACGTCCAATTTTATTTTTAGCCACGCCAAATCCAGATAATAAACGTGCGGCTGATGGCGTTTGGAACTTTGTCCCGTTGGCACACAAAAATTGTAGGCAGTTTCCGGGAAAATTGCCGCCAGAATTCGTTCGGCGGGAGACGGATCGTGACCAACTCCCCGGCCCGCATAGGGTTTGGTTTGAAATTTTCGCGGGTTGTTTTCCAACATGCGAATACGACGGCGTTGCCGATCCTCCAAGTTTGAAAGAATTGCAAAACTGATCGCTTTGCCCTTCGCCGTTTGATTGGTATTCGCCTGCATTTTCACAACATATTCCGGGTTGCTCATCCTCAATTTCATCATGCAGTGCTTTGAACAAGTGTTGTTCCTGTTGTCCGAAGGCAGAAACGTTTTCCGACAAACTGGACATTTTTTCGACCTGTCCGCGACGGAACAAGTTGTGTTGCAATAAGCCGGTGAGCCGCGCCTGTTGGTGGCCTTCCCGCAGAATTTGCAAGGTCTCATAGAGTGACAATACAATGGATTTGGAATCTAAGTCAACCGCATTTACCCAACCCGTCGAAGTAAAAAAAGGATGGTCTGGCGTGCAATCAATTTGGCGTCCGTCTGCGAAATGGATTCTGACCAGATATTCAGCCATTCGGTTGCCGATGGATTCAATAAAGCTCAAACCAGCAGCACACCACACTTGGTCCCTCGGCTTCAATTGTTCAATTGGAACCGGACCACTTGGAGTATCAATTGGAGTGCCTTTTGGAAAACAATAATTACCGAGACCCACCCATTGTTTTCCCTGGTAGCAGGCTTTACAAAACACACCTTTGCGGAGGTCCCGCACATCGTCCGAATTCGCCGCGCGGTCATCGGTCGCAATGCGCTGTTTATACTCAATCATGTGTCCCGCCAGCCACGGGAAATTTTCCTTGCCCGCTTTCCATAAACTTTTCATCTCGCCCCAAACGGCATCTTCGAGCTTGTCCCGTGTCGTGCTGCTCACCAGCACCGCCGTTTCATCCGGGTAAACCCAGTAATCAATCAGACTAAACTCGCTGGCGTGGGCCGTTTTCTGGCTGCTCGCCGCCCCCATCAAAATCGTGATGCTGTTCTTGATGATTTCCCGGTAAATCAATTCACTCCAACGGTGACAGTAACGGTCAGGCCAAATCAACTTGCGCGCGTTCAGATAATGCTTGAGCAACTGCGCCTCCCCCTCTCCTGGGGGAGAGGGCCGGGGTGAGGGCGGTTGTAGCACCATTTTCCACGTCCGCCGGATCATGTTGAATTCAATCTTTAGCGGGTCCGGTTTGCGCGGCCATTTCTGCCCATATTCATCTGTGTAAATCACCAACTACACTTAACCACTAGACAACCAACCTTTCAACGGTGACTTTGATTTTGAGATACTATGAGCATTTTAAGTGATTGTTGCCCGCCCTGTCCAACCGTCAACGTCAACACGCCCGGCTCGCCCGGAACCAACGGCGCGGACGGCGCGGACGGCGCGGACGGCGTTAATGCCTTCACCCTCACCACCGCCAATTTCACCCTGCCGGCGATCAGCGGCAACATCCCCGTCAATGTCGCCAATTCCAGTTGGATGGTCATTGGCCAGAATTTGTTTATCAGTGACGGCACCACCCAGGGAAACTTTGAGGTTGTGTCATTACCCACCAGTTCATCCGTTCAACTCGAATTTCTAGGTTATCCCGGCGATGGCACTCCAGGTATGGCCATCGTCGCCGGCGCCCTTGTCTCGCCTGCTGGTCTGGAAGGCGTTGCCGCGCCCACCCCGGCCAATACCCCGGCGATTGGTTCCGGTTCGGCTTATTCCCTCACGGCCACCCCGGCCCTGCTCAACCTGGGCACGGTCACCCCGTCCATCATCATTGCCGCCACGGGTAATTACCTTCTGGCCGCCTGGGCACGGTATGATTACAACGCCGCTACCTTTGCCACCAATCGCGTTGTCACTACAAAGATTCGCCGAACCAATAACACCCCGACCGACATTACTGGCACGACTCGCGCGTTCCTCACGCCCGTCAGTTTACTCGCCTGGAAAGCCACGAGTGGGGCTGATGAGATCACCACGCTCACTTACACCGCGACCGGATATGTCGTTGCGTTAATCCAGTATGCCGGCACGGCGGGCGATACGCTGGAACTTTGGGGGTCGGTGGACGTGCTGCCCACTGCCGGCAGCCTTGACGCCGTTGAAGCTTCGTTGATTGCCTTCGGCCCATTCTAATCGTGATGTGGCTACCGAAAAATCCACCTGGCTTTACGATGGCTGCCTCGACTTCGGCCTGGGCATAGATTCCGGCGTTGCGCCCCAATCCCTGCCCCGGAATCAGTGCGCGTTTGCCGTCAACACCACCTTTCGCGGCGACTTTCCCACCGACCGCCCGCCCTATCGCAAGGTCAATCTCGACCCCAACTTAAACACCCTCATTCAAGAAGCGTTTGGCACCGGCCTGTTTCAAGGCGCAATCAATTTCAAATCGGATTACGCTTCGGAATCAATTGTCTTTTCCATCGCCGGCCACCTGTTCGATGTCATCCCTTCTGCTGATTCAACCCTCACTTCCACCGGGGCCGAAGTCAGCATTCCCGGCGACCTCAACCCGGCCACAGCCACCCAGGCCTGGCTGTGGCAGGCGGAACGCTGGTTGATAAATGACGATGGTTTGAGCATCCCGATTTTTTATGACGGAGTTTCTTCCCGCCGCTCCGAAACCACCGCCGCCGTTGTCGGAACCACCGCCGCTCCATTTGCCGTCCCGCCCATTGGCGGCGTGGTTACTACCACCCTCACCGCGAACTATACCGGCCTGCTTAATTCAGTTCTGAACCTGGATGAAGTTGACGCCAACGGGAACGTCCGCAAAACCACAAATTACCTGGTGACCAAAGTTGGCGGCAACGTGAACCAATACCAATTGGTCCTCGAAAATCTGACCGCCATTGCCGGCACCACCTATTCCAACGGCAACGACCTCACCATCATTCCGTCCAATCTGGGCACGATTGTTACCACCCAATCCGCTCCGGGTAACAATCGCCTGAAAATCTCTTTGACCCTTCCCGTTCCATCCTATGTTTCGGGCGGCATGGGTCTGTGGATTGAGACTACGTCCTGGGCCGTCGTTTCCATCACCGCCGACCGCAGCCACCTGACCATTCAGCGGGTGGGGGGTGGCAATTGGGCTAATGTCGGGGATAGTGTTACCTTGAAAATTTCACCGGGTCCAACCTCGTTATCGGAACGCTTTCCTCTTCCTTTACCGCCCC